TTAATTTTTCATTGCTTCGTTATGGGGCATGGTTGGGGCAAACTCGCTTAACTGTGTATTTAACAAAGCTACCTGTGCATTATTGTTTTCAGACATCCATTTTCCGTATACCTTAAATACCATTTGCGCATCTGCATGGCCCATCTGGTTTGCTATAAATGCCGGGTTAGCACCAGCTGTCAGCGACCAGCAGGCATAAGTATGTCTCGACTGATATGATTTTCGATGGCGGAGTCCGGCACGTTTTATCGCTGCGTCCCACATCTGCCTTATTGAGTCAACGGTAAAATGGTCACCATAATTTTTTACTCTCGCTGACACTTCAGGTTGAAAAACAAAGGTGCATTTTTGTTTTTCTGTTCTGCCATACTCTCTGAGGTGAACATCAATGATATGCTCTTTGCTCAGTCTCGTTAATGTCATCTGACTCCGGAGAGCGTCGATTGCTGGCTTAATAAGATGAATGACCCGATTGGTTCCCGCCTGTGTTTTTGGTACCGTGAAACGGTCTTTTGCTAAATTTCTCCTGATCATCATTGTTCCATTTTTCAGATCTATGTCCTCCCATCCAAGTGCACACAGCTCACCAGGGCGAACGCCAGTATAAACAGAAACACACCATAAATTTTTTGCTTGCTGATTTCTGCACGCATCGATAAGACGGATAAATTCCTCCCGCGAAAGAGGATCCGGAATGGTTCTTGATTCCTTTAATGGCGAGATCCCCTTAAACGGGTTATCTGCCAGGTAACCGTTATCAACACCAAACTGGAACACGGCGTTAAGATTTGTCATGTAATTATTTACAGTTACAGCCGATCTCCCTGGTTGTGTAACAATATAGTTACTTTTGGGGATCTGGTATCCAGTCAGTAGCTCTTTACGAACCTCCAGTAATTTTTCTTTATTAATCGATGAGGCAAGATTTTTTTCACCGATTATGCTCAGGATATTTTTGATGACGGCACGGTATGTGTTGAGTGATGTTTTTGCGACTTCAGTTTCTTTCAGTGCCAGAAATTTTTCAGCCAGTTCTTTTATGGTTAAATCTTGTCGGGCCTCACCAAATTTTTCCAGATTGCGTGAGGAGGGAAACTGTTTTGCATAGTCGAAAACACCAGTTTTTATTGCGTAACAAACAGAGGCGCGTAGCTCACCTGCAACGCGCCTGTTTTTTGCTGTGTCAGGAACCCCCAGGTTTTCCCTGACTCTTACGCCTTTATAAACAAACCAGATACGTAATTTCCCTCCATGGTTTTCCACGCCTGTCGGATATTTCATTTCAACTTCTCTCATTAGTTAGTGTGGCTTTTAGTCAAGTAAGATGACGTCTTGGTCTTGCTGATGCCTGGCGCTCAATCCAGCGATCAATTTCTTCCAGGTTGTAAAAGCATGGACTGTTATCCCATGGCATACCGTCATGAGCGACATGCTTATATTCCCTTCCTTCCATAAACGATTTTTCCCGGGCCTTTTTTAACGTACCTTTTTTTATTCCTTTCAGCGCAATTAACTGCTCTTCGGATACCCATTTGCCGGGAGAGACAATCATGATTACTTCGCTCATCGATTTCTTTATCTCTTACATCAGACGAGCGCCGGTTGCAGAATACCAGTCACAACCGGCGACAGTTGAACATTAAGAATCAGCCTGACTCGGGATCAGTTTTTGCCAGATAACTGAAACGTATTTTGCCTGGTAACGGGCGTCATCAAGTGCATTATGGCGCTCACCTTCGAATGGAATAGCCGTTCTGGCATCGAAGTCTATGGCTTTCCCCAGCTCAACGATTGTGCGTACATCGCGATCGTTGTAGTAACGCCACGGGCAGGGGATCCCCTGCCGTTCGTATGAACGGCGCAAAATCGTGTTGTCGAAGTTGGCTCCATTTCCCCAGACCTGAACAAAAAATTCACCGGAGTTTTCGTCGATAAATTCCCGCAATTGTAACAGTGCATCATCTAACGGGATTTCATCGGTCATAATGGCAGATTGCGCTTCGCGTGATTGCTTAAGCCACCATTTAATGGTGTCCCGATCAATAACTCCGCCAGCAGTTTCCAGATCGATAGTCTTACTAAATTCCGGTCCCATATCTCCGGTTTGCGGATCGAAAAATATTGCACCTATTGAGATGATCGGGGCATCAGGATTTTTTCCCATGGTTTCAAGGTCGATCATTAGATGGTCACACGTCCTGCTGGTGGATGTGATTTCGTGATGACCGTTCACATTAATTAAGGGATCTGTCGCCTCGCCAGTTTCATTATCGCTATCGTGATGCTGATTGCCGCCAGGGTTCTCCTTGTGTGGATGTTCAGCGCCTTCCATTTCCTCCGGATCATTTTCCTGAACTTCAACCTGATTCTCTTCATTGAATGTTTCCTGGTATGTTGCGTCGCCCATCACCACACCACAATCAGGGCAGTTGCCGCCGCCGGTCTGACCGCAGGCGGTACAGACTTTTTCCGGTTCTTGTTGCTCTTCTGGTTCAGGCTGTTTCGTTTTTGGCTCGTTTTGTAACGCATTTGAGCTGTTTTGTTCCGCTTTCTGGTCGTTCCGTTCCGATTCTTGCTGGTTCTGGTTCACAGAATCGCGGGTTTCAATCCCCTTCACCCATTTCGGATCATTCGGGTCGCTAATCCCTGCAACAAATTCACCACGTGATGCAGCAAGCAACTTATCGGCGTCAGGCTGGTTGATATTGGCTGCCTGCATAATTTTGTTTACTTCGTCAGCGGTGACTTTTACTTGGTTAGCGGAACTCACCTGCGACTGAGCATCCAGCGACTGCGCGTCCTGGCTATGTTCAGTTGTATCCGGTTCCATTGTTTCAGTTGTTGTCCGTTCACCTGCCATTGCGTCAGATGGTTGTGGTTTTTCTTCTGTTTCACGCTCAGTAACCACCTCGAGGTTAATTTCTTCCAGGATATCTTTTTCCGGCGTATGCCGGGCAACTGTGAGAGTTTCCTTGCTGGGGTTCTCGTGATCAGTTTCCGTCAAATAGGCGTTGATATACCCCTGAAGGCGTCCCGGGTAGTGATAAAATTCAGGGTGTGCGCTTCGGATAAGTGCAAAAATAGCGGCGCGGGAATAGTCCAGAATACCCGGGGTTGCACGAAGTGCTGCGGACCATTCTTTGAACGGACTTTCTTTTTTCAGGACGACTTCTTTTGCGCGACGATAAACGCTGCGCGGAATTTCATAAATATTAAAATCCATCGGAAGTGTGGCTGCTGCAATCTCCACATCCAGTGTGTCGAGGGTGTGTACTAAATTCGGATTGCGATCGGTTTTGTTCCCGCCACCGGCATTAGCACCGGAAGCCGTGCGGGTGATACGCGAAACACGATTTCCTTTCATCCACTCTTTTGTTAGCAGACCGCGATCGGTGTAGTCTGCGTCTAGGTATGCTTCGAAAAAAGCAGTCATCGGCCCCAGGCTTGAATTGCCAGGATTAGGGAAAACTTTGTCAGTATCACGCACCAGTTTGTGGAGGTCGCGAATCTCCAGCGGGTCGAGCAGGCTGGTTTTGTGGGAAACAGCCAGGGCAGTAACAGCCGGTAGTTCTTCAGCCCGTGCAATGTGTAATGCCTGGAGTTCGTCGCGTGAAACGTGCGTTACCGGTTTTTTGCTGCCGTGTTGAGCAAGCCAACGAATGGGCAGTTCCTGACCGGAAACAGGCAGAAGCATGCTCTCCTCAATCTCAGTCATGTCTTCGCCGTTGATGTTGGTATTGTCAGTGCTGGCTGGTTTGTCCTGAACTGAGGGGGAAGGGCCGATAAATGTCATTGTGATGCCATCTTTCCCGCCTTTTTCATAGCGGTTGCAGAATTCCGTATCAAACACGCCTTCTGGCGGAAGGTCGTCAACAACGGGCAAATTGACGCGGACGGGTTTTTTAAAGTCGTCTTCATCATAATCGTTGTCATCCATTGCGGTAATGCAGCGGGAGATTGCAACAGATAATTTTTTTGCTGTAGTCCAGTAAAAACCACCTTTAATTCCCAGGCGTTTTCTGACTTTGTCATTTTTTGCTTCGCAATATAGTGCAAATTCTTCTTTATCAGTGCTCATTGATAAACCTCATTACAGATTTAAGGGTGAACAAATCTCTGCCATTGCTGACATATAAGAATGAAACTGGATATTTATTACGGTGCTGTTTTAAAATCCTGCCGGGATTTCGTTATTATTCTGGTAAATAACTTTATCGACCGGATAACAGTTGCCTGGAATTTTCTGTTCGGTTGCTGCTGCCATACATTCCTGCATTGTTCTGTGAACACTGACTGCAATATCAACTGGTTCTCCGGAAACAAGAAAAACCGTCAGAATAAGTGCAAATACTGGATTCATTGTGCATATCCTTTTGGCTGCAGACGTAAACGGGCCAGCATTGAAACAATGCATACTTTATTTAATAGCTCCCGTTCTTGTTTTCTCTTGTTAATGGCATCTTCAGTAAATACTGGGTTACTGATAGTGACACCAATTTCAAAACAACCTTCAGACGTATTAACGTTTGGTAATAACGTTTTCATTATCGCGTCCTCAACAATGAATTTTGTGATGCAGTGCCTGGTGCCTCCAGGTGACGTTAACCAGTTAACAATTAACGCCGGATACAGAGAATCCACCCATAACACTGTTTTTGGTTTTAACTGTTCCGCGTGCGCTCAGCCGCATTCACCACATCACAAAATTCACTTTAAAAAGGGCGGCAGAGCAGTCACGGAGTAAAACTGATACCGCCAAACGTCACCAGAAAATTGATAACAGAGGGCGTTGCAGCGGGGTTGTCACTTAAGCGTATGGTCAACCTGACAACCCGGTGTCCTCAACGGGGAAGAAATAACCCCGCCATACTTACCGCCGCACCATTTCGCGGGTTGCCACAACCGGAAGCGCACGGTCGACGAAAATTTAACGACAGGCTATCTATGAACCAGCTACCTCACCGTGCGCTTTCGCGTTATGGTCTGACTTTTCAGGGAAATATCCTTTCAGTAAACTGTCAGTGCCGGATGCTCACCCGTGTCCGGCGCACGCACTCCACCTCACCCGTGGAGAACTCCTTAATTACCAACCTTAGCTTCGTTGGTTAGCTATTAACGCGGGTATGTAATCATTCTGGCAATGCTTAATGCCGCTGCTTTTTCCAGATTGGTGATATCCTGCTCCAGAGCGGACAGATTTTCAGCCTGCTTAGCCCTGGCTTCATTGGCCCATTTCAGATCCTGCGCTGCATTAATTTTCTGGCGCATCCACTCATAAAGTTCATCATCGGTATAGTCTGGCGCGATGATGACGGGTTCTCGTTTCTGCATACTGATTCCTCGCGGTGCTGTTTCGCTTATCAGCCGTTAGATTTTGCCGAACTGGAAAGCGCCTGTTTAAATTCGTTGAAGCTGAGAGCTTCTTCGCCGTCGGCAAGACCTTCGAAGTATTCTTCGTAAGCCTTTTCCATGATTGTGTCGAAATCCATATCACTCACCTGAGTTTCTTTCCAGCCAGCGACGGGCACCATTTTCGGTTTTAAACGTTTTGCTTTTGGTATACGTCATCGCGGTGAACGTACCGTCCTGGTTTGGAAACACGCCGTACACCAGAGATTCGTTGTTGCCAAGATCGATAGTATCCATGCTGACCTCATTTCCCCTTAACGCTGGGGTAGCGGAACTGTTTGCTGAGAACACCGTGCGGTGTGTTGATGCAAACAAGATTAGCCATGACTAACATATCGGTCAAGTGATTTTGTATGCTATAGCTAACATAATTGATGTGGTAAAAGATAACTCATTGATGATGTTATCTTTTATTTGTCCGCTGACGGGCTTTTAGTAATTCTTCAAAGAGTTTATTGAAGTTTCTTACTCGAGCTCGCATTTCGGCGAGCTGGGTATCCTGTTCTGATTCTGGCAGTGCATTAAACAGCTCAAGGAGCTCTAGTTCTTTGGGGGATAAGGCAACTGGCTTCTCAACAGGTGGTGTTGGTTGCTTGTCTTCATCGCCAAATAGAATCCATGTTGGTGAGCATTGCAATACTTTGCTGAGGGCAAAAAGGTTCTTCCCTGTAGGTTCACTATCACCCCGTTCCCATTGTGATACAGACACATGGGAGATTTTCAGGGCTTTAGCAAGAGACCTTTGGGTGTGTTTGAGGTTTTTCCGACGATACCTGATGCGTTCGCCGATAGTTAAATTTTTTGTTTCCATAGTTAGCTAATGCTAAATCGTATTGACTATGTTTTTGTTAACATCTATCTTGTTAGTTATGACTAACAATAAAGGTGTTTTAAATGCTTAAAACTGACGCTCTTTTGTATTTCGGTTCAAAAACAAAACTTGCACAAGCAGCAGGTATTCGTTTGGCTTCGCTTTATAGCTGGAAAGGGGATTTAGTTCCCGAAGGTCGCGCGATGCGTCTACAGGAGGCATCTGGCGGGGAGCTTCAGTATGATCCCAAAGTTTATGATGAATATCGTAAGACGAAGCGGGCGGGGCGGTTGAACAATGAAAATCACTCCTGAACAGGCTCGTGAGGCTCTGGATGCCTGGATATGTCGACCAGGAATGACACAGGAGCAGGCGACGATATTAATCACTGAAGCATTCTGGGCTTTGAAAGAGCGCCCGAACATCGATGTTCAGCGTGTCACAGATGAAGGTGGCGCGGTTGATCAGCGAGCGCTTGGTGTTAATCGAGTGAAGATATTCGAACGCTGGAAGGCTATCGACACCAGGGATAAGCGTGAAAAGTTCACGGCGCTAGTGCCTGCGATTATGGAGGCTATCCGGATTAGTGATTTCAGGTTGTATCGTGAAATTACTGACGGAAAAAGCATCACGTGCATGATCGCCGGGTTAAACAAAGAATATGGCGATGTGGTGGAGTCCGGACTGCTTTTTGCTGATCCTGCCGTAGTGGATCGTGAAACTGACGAACTTATAGAAAAAGCAATTGCTTTCAAGCTTGCGTATCGACAGCAATACCAACAAAAAGCTGGATGGAATTATGAGCCTTCTTTTTGCTGAACGCCCACTGGTTATAAACACGCAGCTGGCAATGAAAATTGGCTTAAACGAAGCCATTGTTTTGCAACAACTGCACTACTGGTTGAGAGATACCAACTCCGGCATGGAATGTGATGGTGTTCGCTGGATTTATAACACAACGGAACAATGGCTGGAACAGTTCCCATTCTGGTCAGAGTCAACGTTAAAGCGCGCGTTTGCAAGTCTGAAAACGCTGGGGCTTTTGCGTTGTGAAAAGCTCAATAAATCAAAGCGCGATATGACCAATTTCTACACGATCAACTATGGGAGCGAGCTTTTAGATGGTGGCAAATTGAGCGAATCCATCGGTTCAAAATGCGCCGCTCCATCAGGTCAAAATGACACGATGGAAGAGGTCAAAATGAAACGCTCCATTGGTTCAAAACGACCCAATGTCATCGGGTCAAAATGGCCTGATGATCTTACAGAGAATACAACAGAGATTACTACAGAGAATAAAAACACTTTTCGTCCGGAAGCTTCGCAACCGGACCCGCAGACGACTGAACAGGATTTTTTAACCCGGAACTCCGACGCGGTTGTGTTTAGTGCGAAAAAACGCCAGTGGGGTAGCAGGGAGGATTTGGCGTGTGCGCAGTGGATCTGGGGGCGGATCGTGGGTCTCTACGAACAGGCAGCCAGTGATGATGGCGAGATCATGCGACCAAAAGAGCCTAACTGGACTGCCTGGGCCAATGACGTGCGCACAATGCGGATGCTGGATGGCAGAAGCCACAGACAAATTTGCGAAATGTTTGGTCGGGTTCAGCGAGATCCATTCTGGGTAAAAAACATCATGAGCCCGTCAAAGCTCCGCGAAAAATGGGACGAACTGGTCATCCGCCTGGGACGTTCACCTGTGCAGCGTTGTGTTAATCATATTTCTGAACCGGATACAGAAATTCCGCCTGGTTTCAGAGGATAAGTGTTGATTTCAGGTCATGAGGTAATTTTAAGGGGGACTTGTGGCAAAAGTTTTTACACAAGAAGAGCGGGAAAAAATTAAATGGCAGGTGGTGGAACTCGTGCGCCAGAGCGGCCGTGAGACGTTACGGCAACTGGAAGCTAAAACAGGTGCGACTAGATATCTGATGAGCGTTCTTGCCAGAGAGCTGGTAGCCAGTGGCGATGTATACAACTCCGGCTACGGGTTATTCCCCTCTGAACAGGCGCGTAAGGACTGGCAAAACGCCCGCAAAAAACTCTCGAGGGCAAAGGTGAAGAAACCTGCTGTGGTTGATCCGGACCTTATCTGGTCATCACCTGACGGAGAAATACGTCGCTACGACAGTCGCCTAAACATAATCTGTCGCGAGTGCCGGAAGAGCGAAGTTATGCAGCGCATACTGGCTTTCTATCAGGGTAATTTTCAGGACGTGGCGCAGTGAGTGCACCGGCAACCATTCTTGATATGTGCTGTGGCAGCCGCATGTTCTGGTTCGATAAGTCTGACGAACGGGCGATATTTAGCGATATCAGAAAAGAAGGATACACATTACGCAATGGGAGACGCTTGATTATCAGCCCTGACATTATCGCAGATTTTCGTGCATTATCATTTGCAGACGCATCTTTTTCGATGGTTGTATTAGACCCTCCGCATCTTGAGCGTGTTGGTGATAACGCCTGGATGGGAAAGAAATATGGACGGCTGAATAAAGATGCCTGGCGTGATGATTTGCGACAGAGATTTAAAGAAGCTTTTCGGGTGTTGAGGCCGCACGGCGTTCTGATTTTTTAATGGAATGAAACGCAAATACCGGTAAGCCAGATTCTGGCACTGACAGATAGAAAGCCTGTTATCTGTCAACGAACAGGGAAAAAACGATAAAACCCACTGGATTATTTTTATGAAAGAGGCATCCAGTGAGTAGATTCGTAAGGTTACAGATACGTATATCTGAATAATTAAATTCAGTTCTGTAAATAAAACTTAATCCTTAACCGGATGGATTTCTGCACCCTCAGAACATCAGGAGGCCGCCCGAAAGGGCGGTAGTGAAATGCGAAAGTTCAAAATTATTATTGAAACGGGAATAGCTGGTGGAGATTTTGAGGATGTATTCGAAGTGGACGATGACGCAACACCTGATGAAATTCATGACGGAGCATAAGAAATTTTCTTTAACTACTGCAATTACTCATACCACGAAATAAAAGACGATGAGGAAGAACAAAGTGGCTGATTTTTGTTCAGCTAAATATAACATCAGTTTTGAAGAGCGGGATGAACTATTAATGGACTATGGTGAGTTACGCGGTGGAAGTGCTGCTGATGTCGAATCCTAGCGTGATGACTATGAAGCGGGAAAAACTCCGGTCGAAGCATATTGTGATGAGTGGGGCGATGAATGAGCGAGATTAATTATCAGGAAGGGCATGAAACGGCGGGGCAAGCAAAACCAGTGACATGGCGATATCGCTACGTGAAAAAAGGCGTTACGGACTTTCAGGGGAAGTAGTGGTCTGGTGACTGGAAATATGTACCGAAAAAAGAGGATTGTAACGACAGGCCGAACTATCAAATTCAGGCCTTATTCACTGCCTCACCAGTCCCGGTTACATCAGAAGAATTGGTTAAAGCTGTGCACTTTTATGAACAACTAAAACGCGAAAATCCACCAACATCCGGCAACTAGATTAATGGGTTAACTATGTCGGTTAAACGACCAGCCAACTGAAAAAGCGGAAACCTGATTACAGGTGTAAGCGTACAGCGAGGGCCGTATTGACGGGGATGTGTTATTCATCTGGCAGTGCTATGCGCCACGGAAGCAGTTCGCTGACCCGGTTGACCGGCCAGTCTGCTATGACGCCAAGCACATGGCGAAGGTAGCTTTCTGGATCCACGTCATTCAGTTTGCACGTCCCGATCAGGCTGTACAGTAGCGCTCCCCGCTCACCACCATGGTCAGAGCCGAAGAACAGGAAGTTTTTACGACCCAGACTGACCGCTCGCAGGGCATTTTCAGCGATGTTGTTGTCGATTTCCACCCAGCCATCGTTCGCATAGTACGTCAGTGCCGGCCACTGGTTAAGTGCGTACGCGAACGCCTTCGCCAACTCTGAGTGTCGCGACAGGGTCTTCATCTTTTCACGCAACCAGCTTTCCAGGGATTTCAACAGCGGTTTCGTTTTTCGCTGACGTTCAGCAAGCCGCTGCTCTGCCGGCATTCCCCTTATATCCGCCTCTATGGCGTACAACTGACCGATCTGCTCCAGGGCTTCTTCCGTCAGTGCTGACGGGATGCGGACGTGCACATCGTGGATCTTTCGGCGGGCATGAGCCCAGCAGGCAGCTTCCGTTATCCGACCATTGCGATACAGCTCGTTGAACCCGGCGTACGCATCCGCTTGCAGCACACCGCTGAAGCAAGCAAGATGAGTCTGCGGATGGATGCCTTTCCTGTCCGGGCTGTAAGCGAACCACACTGCAGGTGCCAACGCTGACCCGGCATTGCGGTCATCACGAACATACGCCCACAACCGCCCGGTCTTCGTCTTCTTATTACCCGGCAGCAGTACCTGGACCGGGGTATCATCGGCATGGAGTTTGCCGTCAGTCATGACATAGCCATGAAGCGCCTCTTCCAGCGGAGACAGCAGCCGGCAGCATGCATCCACCCAGCCCGACAGCAGTGAACGGCTCAGCTCCACACCTTGCCGGCCGTATATTTCTGACTGGCGATACAGCGGGGTGTGCTCTGCATACTTCGAGGTCAGCACGCGGGCCAGCAGCCCCGGTCCGGCGATACCCCGCTCGATGGGCCGCGAAGGTGCAGGTGCCTGCACGATGGCATCGCACTGAGTACAGGCATGTTTTTCCCGTACCGTCCGGATAACCCGGAAGGCGCTACGCATCAACTCCAGCTGTTCGGCGGTATCCTCGCCCAGATAACTCAGTGAACCGCCGCAGTTCGGGCAGCACGGCGCCGCAGGCAACAGTCGCTTTTCGTCACGGGGTAGTGATTCAGGGAACGGCTTACGGGTGCGGGTCTGACGCAACGGACGCTGTACTGCCGGGTCATACACCCTACCAGTCAGCGTATCGCTCTCTTTCTGAAGCCGGTTCAGATCGGCTTCCATTTGTGCGATACGGCGGGAGACTTTTTCGGAACGACTGCCGAAGTTCATCCGGCGGAGTTTATCCAGTTGCGCCTGCAGATGGTCTATTTCGCGCTCCCGGTTGCTCAGCTTTTCCTGCAGGGCGTGGATCAGCGCTTCCTGTTCGGCCAGGCGCTGTTTCAGCAGGAAGATGTCGTCAGAAGAGATGTCGTTCATAAGCCCGTATTTTACCGGGCTTATTCTGTGACAACCAGGATAAAGAGATTTACAGCATGGTCAGGGAGGTCAGCAGCCGCTTAGGCTGTCGCCAGTCGATACCTTCCAGCAGCATCGCCAACTGCGCCTGCGTAAGGAACACTTTGCCATCACGGGCTGACGGCCAGGCGAAGCGCCCACGCTCCAGCCGTTTGGTCAGGAGGCACAGCCCGTCACCGGTGGACCACAGCAGTTTAACCTGACTGCCGCTGCGGCCCCGGAAAATGAAAACATGGCCGGACATGGGATCGTCTTTCAGCGCCGTCTGTACTTTCGCAGCCAGGCCGTTGAAGCCATTTCTCATATCGGTGATACCGGCAACCAGCCAAATTTTGGTCCCGGAAGGTAACGGGATCAT